CCACTTCATTCACGCCGCCGCCCACGGGGTACACGGACAGCTCACCGTCAAAGGAAAACTTGCCGTTAGAGCCATCGGGAGTGACCACACCGGCGCTCTCCGTGCCGCCAAACCAAACTGCATAACTGGCTTTCTTGCCTTCGAGAGCTTTGAGAGCCTGAAAATCAGACAGCGTGTAGTTCGCGGTGAAGGACAGGCCGTCAAGAGACTGGATACCAGCGATGTAAGTCTGCATATCATCACTCAGAGTGGTGGTTTCCAGCATTTCAGGCTCGCCGCCGAGGTCGGGAAACTCCTTGATGTCGATCAGCTTGCTCCAAGTATCGCCGGTATCACCTTTCTTCATCAGAAAGGTTTTATAGGTCGAAATAGCCATTTTCATTTACCTCCTGTAAAGAGTAGTTCCATCTGTCTCGGCTTTGTACCGAGCTACCAGACGGTAGATTGTTGCATTCTCCAAATTGGGAACGGGGGACAGAGAAATACGCCTGAAATTCTTAGCGTACATGAGGTCGTCCACAAACCTCATAATCTTTCGGCAAACAGATTTCTTGCTGCCTGCCTTATCGGAGTAGACATTCACCTCGTACATCAACGTAGCGAACCTCTCCGTATCTCCGCTATCCATGTGAGCGTCCGTAGTGTAGTTATCCTGCTCTACCAAGCTCACATAGGGGAAACGGGTAGGAGCATTGACATACTCGCCGCTGACCAAGATACCGGGAAACTGCGCTCTCAGGGCTTCCACAATCGGCGTGTAGATTTGACTTTCCACATCAATCATGAAAACACCTCCTTCGCAATCTCCGTGAGCCGGTCTTGCAGCTCCTTTACCGTTTCGTACATCGGCATATTGGCGGGATTGCCGTGGGTAATGACCACGAACCCGCCGTTCTTCTTTTCTTTTAGCACTCCGTTCGTGCCGGGGTCGCCGTAATAACCCCAAGAGTGCTGCTTGCCGTGACCCTGACCGTATTCACCACGCCTCATGCCGAGTTCTTCTGCTTCCGGGTGATCGTCTGGGTAGGTCACGCCCGTACCGAACTCGATAAACAGGGTAGCCCCGCCTGTCGCCACCACCGCTCGAACATTGTTCCCACGGGATTCTACCGTCACAGAAACATCATTCGTGCCGTCATAAACGGCCTGCGAGAACTTGGCGGAAGCAACCTCCATACCCTCTTGTGCTACCCGGTCGAGGAATACCGTAGTACGCTCTTGAAGCCAATTTTTCCAGTCCTCGACCTCCCGCAACAGGCGGTCGATCTCTCTGCCGGAGAGCGTGATTGAAACCTTTTTCACGATACCGTCACCTTACTGACCGCATAGGAAATGGAGTTGAGGGACTTGGCGACCCGGCGAACCACGTAATCGTAGAGCGGCTTCCCGTCCTCGTCATACTGAGGCTTCTTGTCGATGAACAGCACGGTATTCTCGTCAATGGGGCAGCTCAGGTCATCGGTAACGATCACCTTGTCGTACCCTGCGAAATTACCGAACTGCTCCACCTGAGCGGAGCCGGTCGCCGCTGAGATATTGGCGCTCATCGCCACAGCAGGCTTGTAGAACACGATTTCCTCACCAGTCTCGTTACCATACTCATCCTTGGCAGAAACCTTACGGTCATACAGCAGATACCAGAAGGGCGATTTGTTGCGGTTCAGCGTCTTCATGCTCAACCCCCCATTACGGAAGCAAAGGGGACGATGTCCCTCAGCAGCGCAGGCGGCACATCCCCGTCTTCGTAGGAACGGGAGATGCCATTCTCGCTGTGAGCGGTCTGGCCTTCGGCACCCCGTTTGTTCAGCAGATACACCGCAATCTCCACCTGTACAAAACCGTACCGGTAGGGGACAAGCCGCACATCTGGATCATATGGATATGCCTTGCGGCATACCTTGTCACCAGCAATCGAGAGGTAGGTGGAAAGAATGCCCTCGTCTGTCTCGCCAGTCATGGCTTTCACCATTTTCAACTTCTCAGCGTCCGTCACACTTTCCACCTCCCGTCACGCTACCGGTTCCTCAGTTTTCTTACGAGACTTCTTGATAACCGGAATAGGATTGCTCTCAGACAGATTGAACTTGGTGATGATTTCCTCACGGGTGAGGGCTACGGGGTTGTCGAGGGTATCAACAACCACCGTACCCATCACAACAGAGGTACTTTCCAGTTCACACCGAGTAATCACCTTGTCCTTTGCGGTAAAGCCTACATTACGGAAGTGATCTCCCTCCCGTACATACACTTTCCCGTCAGAAACATAGAACATGGTGAACCTCCTTAGCCGTTGGTAATGATCTTCGCCAGCGCAATCGTCTTGGGGTCAGCCACGATAGACCAGTTGTCAGAAGCCGCAAGCTGAGCGTCCGTGGGGGAAGCGGTGTAGCCGGAAGTGGGCTTGGTAAAGCTGAAACCGTTGGGATGCATGGTTTCGCGGATACGAGTCACCAGAGCGTCATAGCCTCCGCCTTTGAGAGCGTCACGGGTCAGCTCGGAAGGAACCTTCACAGGGGCAGGGGCGTACTGAATAGCGCCAAGACCAAGAACATAGGTGGTATAGGTCGCCGCTTTAGCACCCTCACCGCTGGTAGCGGCAGTAGTGGGACAGCCATCGTCCACAATAACGGTCATGCCGTTCACCGTGCCGATACGCAGGGGGCGTTCCACGCCATTTGCGTCCGTGTATTTGAGGAAGTCCAGCAGTTTCAGGCCAGCCATGTTAGTGGCGACCTTACTGTGCATAAACACAAGCTGGAAAGCGTCCTGATTGTCGCCCACGGCCTTCTGGATAGCGTCACCGATAGTGGTTGCACCCATCTTGTTTGCGTCACCAACGGTGGTAGAAGCGGAAGACAGGTCGGTGGTGTGGTTCGCCCAACCGGCAAACTCACCGCTGCCAGTCACGCCAAAGACCGCATTGAGGATTTTCAGCATGATGGACTGGCGCTGCTTCTGCCAATACTTAGACACCTGAGCCACGATCTGCTGCATGGGGTCTGCACCGCTGTTATAGTCAACGATGAAGTCCTTCTCCTTCCAGCCATGCGCACGACCGAACACGATGCCGTTCTGAGCGCCGCCAGCGGGGTCGGTCAGGGTGATATCGGTTGCGCCATCGTAGTTCTCAGGAGTACCGCCGATGACCTTGTAGAAGGGCAGGGTGTAGAAGTCAGAGCCGTTGGCAATCAGCCGCGCCAGTTCTGCATTCGGGGCGACAGCGCCACTCTCAAACATAGCGGTCAGGGTGGGGTCTTTTGCGTTTGCCCAGTTGTAGTTAAACAGCTCAGGGTCAAACGGGAAGCCGAGATAAGAAGCCATAGTGTTATACCTCCATAATTACTTCAAAATTGTCTGCCAGTCAGGATGTTCCTTGACGAACTCCAACTGGGCTTTGGTGTCGAGTTTCAGAAAATCAGCCTTGGTCATCTCGCCGCCCTTACCACCGGCAGGGGGCTTAGGGGTGTCTTTCAGAACCTTGGCTTTTACATCTTTCTCATACTGTTCCAGAAACTTTTTCTGTGCGGCAAAGACCTTATCCATTTCACCATTTGCCATAGCGATAGCGGCTTCGGTTGCCAGCGGCTCAGGATAACCCTGTGCGGCGAAACTCGCCTTGTAACTGGAAACGGTCTTCTCCTTTTCCAACCCCGCCAGTTTGTTCTTCATTTCCTCGAACATCTGCTCGTTTTCCAGCTTCTTGCGTTCTTCCTCAGAGAGCAGCTCATTGTGCTTCTTCTTCCAAGACGCAAGCTCGGAAGCAGTCTTGTCAAAGACATCTTTCTTCACATAGCCGGTATAATCGGGATCGGGAAACTCATAGTTTGCGAGGGCTTCCGCTTTCTGCTCTGCGGTCATATTCGCAAAGCCTTCAATGGTGGAAACATCAATCTTTGCCATACAATCGTTCCTTTCTGCGCTTTTTAGAGTGCATCTCCGCACTATACCTTTGTGTTTACGGTTCTCTCCGTTTTGTGATTTAAGGCTTCTCTGCCTATTCAACGCCTTACGGCGATTAAACCAAAAGAAAAGGGCTACCAATACCTTTTCGGTATCGGTAGCCCGTAATGGCTGTCCCTATCGCCTATGCGATAGGCTGTTCATATTTCTTTTTACTGCTGACCGCCCACACAACCACTTTCTCGTTCCGCTGTGCAATCTCAACGGTCTTTCCCATAGTCAAGATTTCTTCAATCTTTCTGACCGCCACTGGGGTCAGGCGGATTTCCTTCTCCATCGGGATTAACCTCCTTCTGCTTGGTTGTGAGTTCAGCGGCCTTTTTCTCCTGTTCCTCAGCGTAATCCATGCTCATACGGTACGCGAGCTGCGGGTCGCTGAACATACCCGAATGTGTAAAGGCCAGAACGGGAGCAATCTTCGGATTGGCAAGCATAGTAGTCAATACTGTTGCTTTCTGAGCGATATTCTCATAATTGCGGCGAGTAAAGCGAACCTCTACGTTCGACAGCTTCAATTCCAGATCACTCAGATCGGAACAGATGTGCAGAACTAGCTTCAAGAACTCTTTTTCGGAGAGCTTGAACATCAGCTCGGAGTCTTTTGCTCTGGCTTCCGCCGCCGACCAACCGTCACGCATGATGACCGCAGAGCCGGTATCGCTGGTGGAAGTACCACCATTGCGGTTCGGCATACCGCAGATCGTCAGCACCGTGTTATAGAGGTGATCGACCAGCGTTTGTGTCTGGCTCTGGTTCAGTTCGGAGGTCAGATACTTGATCTCCGCTTTATACTGCGGGTCAATGTCCTTGAACTTAATCGCACCCTCGTCCCGCAGCTTGGCGAAATCATCGCCGAAAATGTCAACATTGTGAAACAGCATAAGCGCCTGAACAAACTGCTCCACGCCGTCAAGACGGTTGCTGTCCACCGTATTGATAGCGTCCAGCAAGGGAAGGACGATCTCGAAAGCACCCAGCCGGGCGTTGTTCGCTGGGTATTCGATAATGGGAATACCAAGCGACTGAGCTTCTTCCCGAACGATCATGCTCTGGTTTTCAACCTCGAAATAGCGGTCTTTCGTATAAATGCTGTAAATCACCGCACCGTCCGACCGCTGAATGTACTTCACGCCCATTACGGGCGGTTCACCGATGGAATTGGCATACACCACAAAAGCAAACCGAGGGTCGAGAGTGTAAATCTCGAAGGGAGCTTCATCGCTTTCCTTCTCAAACACGCTGTCAGGAAGCACCATGCGGTATGCTGTGCCGCAGATGTGGAACCAATCCGCCAGTTCCTTATCCTTTGCGGCCTTATCTTCGGAAAGACAGTAGCCGTTTAGAGTGGTGATCTTGTCGGCAACTGACTTGTTGTCACTTCGGCTGACATACTGAATAGGTTCACCCATCAGATAGCCAACTTTGAAGGACACGATCTCATTGGCACGGTTCTCGACCACCGTATTTTTAATTTCCGGGCGAACTTCCTTCTTGCGGTTCAGCACCGGCTGTCTACCCTTGTAGTAAGCGTAGAGGTACTCCATATCCACCTTGTTCGACCAATGCGTGATAAGCGCCTTTCTCAACACTTCCAGAACATTGTCCCGTGTGATCTCTGTCACATCAGTAAAGATTTTCTTACGACCGAAATGACCCAAGGCAGAATACCTCCCCTCTACCCATTTTCTCTCTTATCATTGTATCAAACTCTCCAATGCTTGTCAATAGCAAACTTTTAATTATACCATTCGCTACAACGAAAGTAAAGGACTCAAATAGGCCGTTTGAAAACCTCCACCTTGCCCCCGGACAGCATACGGATTTCGTTCTCCAACAGGGAGAGGGAATCAGGAGCGTCATCGTGCGGAACCTTACCGGAGCGAGTGTATGTGGTCACTTCCTTCATGAAGTTCCAATACTGACTGCCTCGCTTGTAGGTAGAAGGGTGCTTGAAGTAGAAGTTCTTCTTGATATTGTCCGAAGCGAACTCGATACGGGTCTGCTTATTGGAGATCGTGCGCTTCGTGCGAATACCCACGGAGTACCCACGCTCACGAATGATCTGGTCAACATCTCTGGCATAATATTGACCGGCGTTGTTGGACTCAAAAACAGCAGAAGCAACTTTATTTTCAATCAGGCATTTGGCGCATTCCGGCTTCGTCACCTCAGCGGGGGAGTCATCAAAGACCACATCAACGATATACACATCGCTGCCGTAAATCTTCGCCACCGGCATGGAGGTCGAGTCTGAACCACTTTCCGCCGTATCGCCAACGGCGATGATGGTATCCGGGTCACGGTCCTTCGGTAGCTCGAAGAAATAGTTCAGCTCTTCCTTGTTGAACAGCAGTCCCTTCGCTTCAAAGGGCTGTTGCTGGAATTCGCTTTCAAACTGCTCCGCACTCAAAAGCTCCCGCTGCTCTCGGAAGTAGGCGGTGGTGAAAACCTTTTTGCCCTCTCGCTCATACTCATAATTGCTCTCGTCCGTCACGAGATCGAGGGCGGGTATCTCAATCGCTCTCCAAGCCCAGCCCTCCCGCTGTGCGTGTTCCTGCACACGACCGATAGGGTCATACAGGGAATAACGAGTGCCGGTAAAGACCATCGGCGTACCTTCAATGGCACGACCCATAATATCGCCAGAGATCACTTCCCACTTGTCATCAAGCCGCTGGCGGTTCTTCGCTTCCTCACGACCTTCCACACAGTCATCAAGGTAGAGAACATTGGTGGCTTCGGACAAGCCCACCTGCCGAGCGTCAATGGAACGACACATGATCGTGGGGAAACGGGACTTGCTTTTCAGGTTCACCGTCTTCGTGTCGGCGTTGGTCTGCACCAGCCGTGCGTCCGGGAATACATCGTAGAACAGATACTCGTTAGGAACGGTCAGGTATTCCAGACAGCCGTTGTAGAAGCTCTTTACAAGGTCATCGCCTGTCCCTTCCATCAGGGTAGAGCGATCAGGGAACTTGCCAGAGAGCATATTCACGAAATTGATGCCTGTTTGAGATTTACCCGCTCGTTTCGGCATGGAGATCGTCAAAAGACGCAACTTCCCGTCCAGAACATCTTGAAACCCCTGCACCATCGGCCTGAGATAGTGCTTACGGGGGGCATAAAACCGCTTTTCCGGCTTGCGGTCGAGTTCGATATAGGTCATGAAGGAGTCAAAATCATGGGGTGCTTCAAAGAGAAGACACCGCCGCCACTGTTCATAGAACTTCGCTCCGCCGCCATGGACTACCTGATCTGCGGAAAGCGCCAGCAGCTCCTTGTTTACCTTATGTGCCGCCGAGAAATCTTCGGTTTCCCACTCCCGGCATAGAGAAAAAAGGTCACTGTACGCTCCGTTATCTCCCGGTCTGCGGTCGATCACGGCTCGGATAGAGCCGGAGAGTTTTTCATAATTCATGTGCATTTCCTTTCCAACAAAAAACGAGCTACCCGTGCATTTCTACACAGATAGCCCGTCATGGCTGTCACTCCTGCCCTTGCAGGAGCCGATTATAGAATTTTGGGAATGATAAACGCCAACACCAAAAGGATGAATATCACTTCAATCACAAAACCAATAAACTTGAAAAAATATTTCATTGGGCTATCATCTCACAATCTGACCACGATCCCGCGCTAAGACATTCCCCAATAAAGGTAATCGTGTCTCCGACTTTTACGGTTTTGAGATTATCTTCTTGATCTTTCTCGAACTCAGCATAGAAAACAACAATAGTGTTATCAACTTTAGTTTCAAGAGTCAGGGTTGCTCCACCAGTAAGATTAAATAGGCCGTCGTTCGTCATCCCATCGATCTTAGCCGTGATTTGATAACGATTATGCTTATACATATCATCTGCCACCAGCTCGTTATCTTTATAGGCTCTATAAATCTCATCGAAGGTGGCCGTACCCACTTCGTTCATTAGAGGCTCTGGTGCAGGAGTAACTTCAATCTTGGAATCGCTATTCCCCGTTGGGTCATCATCTTGCCCGAAGATGGCGATTATCGAACTAATTGCGATAATAATTACGACAATCCAAAGCCAACGCCTTTTCTTCTTTGACTTCATATTCACCCCGCCTTTCTCACCCGGTCATACCATGTGGAGCGACTGATACCAAGCTCCCGGCAGCAGTCCGCTACGGTAATAAGACCGTCTTTTTGTTTTTGAGCGAGTTTTTCAAACTGCTCGTCATCAATCTCGGAAGCGGGTCTGCCGAACCCTCTGCCGGTCTTCACCGACACCCGCTTGCCATCGACAACCGGCATGGCGGCGATACCCTCGGCCTGCCGCTGCTTGGTCTTCTTACGCTCCTGCTCGGCAACAGCACCGAGGACTTCAATCAGAATGTTGTTGACCATTTCCAGCACCCATGTTTGATCTTTGAAGTCAATCAGTGTGGTCGGAATGTCGAGGATACGGACGATCACACCCTTCTGCTTGAACCATTCCAGTTCTCGCTTCATTTCGTCCTTGTTGCGCCCAAAGCGGTCGAACTCCTTAACGATGACTTCATCACCTTCCTGCACAATGGCTTTCAGGGCATTGTACTGAGGACGGTCGAAGCTGCTTCCCGTGATCTTGTCGCAGTACACATTCTCGTCAGGAATATCGAACTTCTCACGAGCGACCTTGAGCTGCCGAGCAAGGTTCTGTTCCTTGCTGGACACACGACCAAGGAAGTATTTCATGGTTCACTCCACCTCGTATCCACCGTCCGGCAGACGGGTATTGGCAGGAACAACGATGACCTTGTAATCCATCGCTCTGAGCATGGTGGTCAGCAGGGACACGGGAATGTCCTTGACATTTTTGTTGTTCAAGCGTTCCCAAATGGTAGCGTTAGAGACATTGAGTCTTTTTGCGAGTTCAGCGTTGGAAAGAGACTTGGAAGCCATGATCTCTTTCAGGATTTCTCGACCTCTCATGTTTATCACCTCGGCTTTATTATACATATCAAGTGTTTTATTGTCAAGCGTTTTCTTGAAATTTACCTTTTTATTTTTTGCGGGTATTTTTAAGCTCACCCCGCCCTCGCTGTCGTTGATATATCCCCCACCCCCGTCACCCATTCACGCCGCCCCGATCGGGCCGGAAAAGCGCAAAAAATAACCGCCCCGGAATAGCACCGGGGCGGCGTTCACTTATTCATTTTCAAGATTTCAATCAGAATTTGCACCGGCAGGAAAAGCATTAGAAGAATAATATACATACCTACACCACCTTATGCGTTTGCTCGCGCGTATTGCGCCCATGTGGGAGTACTATTTACTTCGTTCCGCATAACCTTTATAGCAGCGCCTATAGCCTTACAGGTGCCTTTATAATCGTTATACTTAGTACACCAACCCGGCCAACATTCCACCATCCCGGCCCCGGCGCATTCGATCAGGCATTTTTTCAGGCTTGTAATTTCCCGTTGTGCTGCACGTTTATCTTCCCATCCATCAAACGCGACAGAAAAATTGTTTTCAATGTCAAG